TCCATGTGCATGGCTCCACCCCGAATTCTACGGTGCCGTGCATTGCGCGTGATGATGATGGCACCGAATCCAACAATGGCCGCAATCGCAATTCAGCGGTCAACAGTGCTCGTATGGGACCGGGAGCTACGTACGTCAACGTGGCGGATCGCCGGTTCGTAGGCTATCCTATCAATCCCACGAGTGGCGCATGGGCACCGAACCTTCCACCGTTTGATCAGGTCGGGCTTTACAACGATGAAATGGCTCCGCATTCCAACCTGTTTATGGCCCATCCCATGTGGTGGCAGGAGCCTGATGGGTCACCGTCTGAAAAGATGAAATTTGTGCGGTGCCTCCCTCCGAAATTTGGAGGTGAGGATGCGCGTGGACTGTATGACAACACAGGCAATGGAGCCAGCCCGGGTACCGCCTTTGGTTGGGGTGGTCAACGTCATTTCCCCTTCAAAGATGGTCCTCGTGGTGTCGGCTGGTGCAGTTCCTATGTGACAGGCCAGATTGATTCGAAGGGTGGCTTTGCCTTTGTCGAAGCGGGCGGGCCATTGCGGTACATGGCAGCAGATGGGCATCTCACCACGATTGCCGGATGGCGTGTGCATCCTGATAAGGATCCCATCTGGATTCTCAAGCCATGGCAGACCATCAAGCAGAACATGGAGCTTCGGGGCCACTGGCTCTCCGGCCAGTATGAGAACCAAAGTGGTTTTCGACTGCCCCTTGATGTCGCCATTGACCCCAAGGATGAAAATATCTGGTACGTGGTGGGCTTCCATGACCATTGCATTTGGAAGGTGTCCATCGAAGATCGCATCCACTGGCATGCCACTGTGTCTGTGTTCGCGGGTGATCCCGCACACACATGGGGCTATGCCGATGGGACCGGCATAGAAGCGCGATTCAAAGGCCCGGGCTCACTGGTCTTTGATCCCCTCAGTGATGCGCTCTATGTGGCCGATCAGGATAACCACTGCATTCGCAAGGTGACTCGTGATGGGGTGGTGACCACCTTGCTCGGTCACCCCGGTATGTCGGCACGGCTGGCTCAAGCCGGAGCCACAGACATGCGAATGGAGGCCATGTACGACGAGCAGCACAACTCCTACAACCGGATGGAGAATCGGAAGCTGAGCAACTTTGTCACCCTCCCGGGTGGTAACCCTGACCTGTATGTGCCCTACACGCTTCGTGTGGACTCACAGGGCAACCTTATCGTATTGGACATGGGCTATGGCTCCATCCGTCGTCTGCACATGCAGGATGGCAGACCCACAGGCCAAGCGAACCTCCTTGCCTCTTTCGTGGAGTGGGCGGGCGGGCAGAACATCATCGTCACCAAATTTGCCCCGAACAATCGCTCATGGCAATGGATGGATGTAGATCGTTGGGGTCACACTGGCCCGAAGGACGGGATGTATTGGTGTTCGGTCACGGGCTCGTTTGCGGATGGTGAGCTAGGCGAAATTCGCTTCAACGAACAATTCGCATGGATTCCCCCACAAGGTGGGGATCCGAAATGGGTCTTTGGTCACGATGACATCAGACACCCCAATGGCTGGGGACCACGGGACCACACAGACGGCCCCCATTATCCATGGCTCGTGGCTGTCGATCCCAAGGGGGGCCTGTGGACGGCTGGTGTGGGGGAGCATGGGCTGTGCAGGCTCCGTGTGGGACGCCCCACGGACCCTATTCCTACGAGTGACGACGCAGCCTATTTCGGGGCGTACCTCTGGTGGCGCTTACAGGATTGGGCGACGTTAGAAGATTTCTCCAAGGGTACGCCAGCCCCTTCACTGAAATATGGCTGGGGCGCACATAACTATCTCGGCTTCCCCGATATGTGGGGATTCAGGGACGCGACCGACGAACAGATCATTCAGCAGTTCATTCCTCCATCGGTGCAGGCGTCACCCACGCACACCAAGTACTTGTTGGATTGGCTCCGGTGGAATGGGGGAGTAGGAGCGTAATGCCACAGTTGAAAGCCTCATGGGAAGTCCGAGCAGGTATCATCCCCGGTCAAGCGCAACCAGAACACACACGACAGTTTCATCTGACCAGTGTGGAGTGGCATGAGGGGGAAGGTCTTCGATTCATGTTGCTCAAGTCCGCAGAAGCCCATGCCTACGCCCAGTACCTCATGGCGCTGTGTTCAGGTGGCAAGGAAGTAAACTGGACGGAAACGACCTTCATTTGGTACTGAGATATGGATTACGATCCAAGTAAGCCGGGACCAATCAAAGAACCAGTTACGTTCGAACAGGCATTGGAAGATATCATCAACAGATACAGTCAGGAGAACGGCAGCAATACGCCCGACTTCATATTGGCGCATTACCTCCTGTCGTGTCTGGCGATCTGGAATTCTTGTGTCACTCAGCGAGAAGAGTGGTATGGTCGTTCAGGACGATCCCCAGCCACTATCGAACAGCAAGAGCAGTTGAACAAGAAACCGGGCTGGACGGAAGAAGATCGACGTGTCGCGTTAGAACAGCCTGAAGACTTAGACGAATGACTGTTCATATCCTGAGATATGGTCGTACGTTGTGTGGCATGGAAGGCACACCTAATGAGTGGCCGGAAGGTCATCGGTGGGTGAGTGAACCGCCCTTTGATAGAGTAACGTGTGCGGCCTGTATCAAAGAGTTTTTGAAGTTGAAAGCGTAAGGGCACGCGAGTAACGCATAACAGTAGGTTCCGGTTGTGTCTGACCACGGACACCGAATCCCTTAGCACGGCTGAAAACACCCAGCATGTCATGTGGACCACGCCGAAGCAATGACCATAACGAGTCGCGTGCAAACCGGAAATGCTCAGAGGGGACACCACGACGGTGGTGCTGAGCAGGTACGAGGGAGTGATCATACCTCGTACCTCCCCGCTTTTTTGATGGTGTGCTCAAATACCAGCGCCATAGGGTAGGGTGGCTCCCTTAATGGTTCTTGCCGACAAGAAGCATCCTAGACCACCGATACAGGGGGCGAAATATCCTATGGCGTCCTTCCACCCGTAATTGCTGGACCTGAAGGGGTGGCACCATCAAAACGTTTTTTGCAATCAACTGCACACAAGGGAGTGATTCATGGCCAAGCGTAAACCCAGTAAGCGACACCCGATTGATGATGATCCCCTTCCAGAGAATGATGATCTCATCGATACCCTCACCACGCTGGCTCCTCGTACGCGGCGTACCGAAACCAACATCATTCTCTACATGGAGCGGGGCCTAGAAGATACGGATCCGGTCATTCACGTACTGGCTCCTCCCGATATGGGCCAGTGCCAGTGTGAGTGGCCCAACACCACCCTCGCCACGTTCGGTCCCAAACCGATTGCCCGCTGCATGGAAGAACCCACCATGATTGCCTTCCAAAAGCGGCCCGAGGGATCGAATGAACCGACCGGAGCCATGAGCCTCTGTGACGATCACAAAGTCATGATCGAGCATATGTACCCGGGGCACCTGTACTTCCGTCGTATCACGACCGACAAGAAAATTGGAGATTTCGTCTAATGGCTGCACCACGACTCACCGGCTCGGTTATTCGTATTGTGTCGGACAAAGGCTTTGGCTTCATCCGAGGCTCCGATGGGACCGAGTACTTTTTCCATCGTAGCTCTGTCCGCAACAACACCTTCGATGACCTGAACGACCATACACAGGTCACCTTTACCCCTACGCAAGGCCCCAAAGGCTCACGCGCCGAGGATGTGGAAACGGCTGAGTAATGGCTGAACAGCCCTCGTCTCAGCGGCTCAGAGAGCGCAACCTGCTGAGCCAAGACGCCATGCGGGCCTTCGATGCGTTAATCGGGGAGGTTGAGGCTGCTGGCGACAAGCAGAAGAAAACAGGGTGGATGTCACTATCATGGCATCGTCGCCTGACATGGCTCCGCTGGCTACGAGAATTGCGCGCCTACGTTGAGAACCTGCACACGATGAGGTTAGCGCACGAAGTAGCCGCCCTCGCCGCCCCGGAGGCGTCTCCCCAGCCGGAGATCGCGCGGGTGTGGTTTGAGAAGGGATGGGAGGCGCGAGCAGCGACACATGACCGTGGGTTGGATGCCTCTGAACGTGCCGCCCAAAGAGAAGCCGCCTATCTCGCCGCTCACCGTCAGGAGTCACCGCAAATTGCACGCGCTATGGCTGATAGTTTCGGGCAGCACGATTATCAACCACCCATTGAGGTCACAGGGGATGACGATGGATGGGGTTGACACCCCGTACACACCTATGATACAGCTATACGAATGCCCTGCTGTGAAGACTGCCAGTACTGGAAGAAGGACTGGGGTATCTGGGCGCATAATCGATGGACGCGAGAGCTATCTGATCGAGGCTGGTGTACCAAACCCCACAGCCCCCCGATAGACATGCTCGGAATCGCCATCATTTGCCACCAATACTCCCAAAAAAATCGGCCCGCAGCATTCTATGTCACACCACCCACGCAGCGACAGAACAGAACTGATCAAACACATGCTGGAAGCTCTCCAAACACCCCAGAAGAGTCTCAGCACATGGGAAAACCAATTCCTCGAAAGTATCTCTGATCAATTTGACCGAACTAAATCGCTCTCAGAGAAACAATTCGATAGATTAGAAACCATCTACGCTGAGAAAACGGACTAACCATCTACCAGTACCATGGCTGAACGCTACTTCGATGACCGTACTGGAGAGTGGGTGTATTACGACGATGAACCTACGCCTTCCCTGTGGACCAAGTTACAGCGTCTGAAGCAGCCAGAGAAGTTTGAGAAGTCTCAGGTCAAGCATATCCCGATAGGAACACATCCTACCCCTCTCCCCGTACGCCAGCGCATGCAGTCTCAGGTCAAGCAGGCACAGGTCAAGCAGCCCCCTCCTAGCCCCCCACAGGCCCCCACAGGCCCAGTCCTCTACCCTCACCTGAACCACCACCTCACCCCCGAGGAGAGGCAGCGTGGGGCGGTCAATGGGGGACGTAAGGGAGGCCCAGCTAGAGCCCTGAAGCTGAGCCCTCTAGAACGCTCCACAATCGCCCGTAAGGCCGCAGACGCCCGATGGAGGAGAGGATGACCCCACCACGCCCTTTGAGCCCCCCACAGCAGCGCAGGCTCCTCAAACGCCAAGAGGAAGCCCAACAGATTCGTGATCAGGCCAAGATCGTGGCTCGCCAAGAGAAATTCGACGCATCTTTGGAACGATGGGCCAAACCCCTTGACAAAGAGCCTCTTGTAGGCTAGGATCACGTTTTGCACTCAATTGCACACCATGACGTCAGCAGTCGCCACGACCGCAGATCGCCTGCAAGAACTGTCGGAGATACAGCGGACTCGTGTGCTGAAGATGGTAGCGAAAGAGCGTCTGAAGTTAGAAGCCGCCAAAGACGCGCCTGTCGATCACTACATCGCCAAAACCATCAATGAGTCCATGCGGGAGTATCGCTACACCCTCCTTGAACTACAGAAGCTTCGGTTCGAATTAGGGCTGGACGAATTCCGAGGCCCCACTGCCCATGTCACCATGCGTGGAGTCTCACAGACGACTACGCTTCCCGATGGCTCCTCGGTGCAGAAGCAGATTTTCGAAGCGATCAACACGATTGAACAGATTTTCGATGCCCGCCACATTCCTAAAGAGGTGAGTGATGGAAGACCCTAACACCATGGCAGACACGCCCAAGTGGGAAACAGTCACCGAGAAGATCCCCGGCCAAGACTTCACCGAGAAGCTGAAGGTCGAGACAGGCTATCTCTATCGCACGACTGTGATCGCCGGGGCGACCACCGATGCCGCAGGACAAGTGGCTGTGGCTCAGACGTTTGTGCCTGACTCCATCGTCAAACGCTGATGCTCATCTTCGCCACGAAGCCCGAGCCCATTCCCCTCCTTCGCCGGGTGTATCATGGCGATTTGTTTGAGGTGCTTCCTGAGTTTGAACGAGACTCAATAGACGTGTGTGTGACGGATCCCCCATATGGCTTAGGCTTCATGGGGAAAGAGTGGGATCAGTTGACCAGCAAGCAGAAAGTCAGTGCCATGAAACAACAACAGCACTGGCATCAAGCATGGGCCGAGGAAGTGTGGCGTGTCCTGAAACCCGGAGCCCACCTCCTCGCTTTCGGTGGGACACGCACGTTTCATCGTTTGACATGCGCCTTAGAGGACGCGGATTTTGAGATCCGAGACTGTCTCATGTGGCTCTATGGCACAGGCTTCCCCAAGAGCTTGAACGTACAGCAAGCTATCAACAAAGCTCAAGAAGGATTTCCACAGGGAGGCCCAGATCCTACCAGCCCGAATCATGGGAAATTCAAAGGTGGATGTACAGACGATTCTCCCACAGGACAAGGATTTGGTGCAGGAGCCGGATCCTTCATGGACGAACAGGGGAATGGGAGAGGGAATGATGAGGGTCCATGGCAAGGATGGGGTACCGCACTCAAACCTGCATGGGAACCGATCATCCTCGCGAGAAAACCTCTCAGTGGCACCGTAGCAGAGAACGTCTTGACGTACGGCACAGGAGCGTTGAATATCGATGCCTGTCGCATAGAAACACAAGACAATTTGAATGGTGGGGCATATAGCGGTGGGAAACGCACTCCTGTTTCGGGAGAAGAACGATCAGCAGTTGCCGCAGGAATGTACGGGGAGGATGGACGTTTGACGCCTGAACAGTATACCCAGCCCCAAGGTCGCTGGCCTGCCAATGTAATCCTCGATGAGGAAGCCGCGTTGCAATTGAATGCACAGGCGGGGGAACGAGTATCCCCATGGATAGGGAATGCGAATGGACATACACGAGGAGCGAAGGGTGGATTGATGTTTGGTGGGACGGAACAACGTACTGAACACAAAACAGGATATTTGGATAGTGGAGGCGCGTCGAGGTTTTTTTACTGTGCCAAACCCGGTCGATCTGAACGTGATATCGGCTGTGAGGATCTTCCTATACGCACCGGAGGCGAAGCGACAGATCGCGTAGATGGCACGGATGGTCTGAACAGTCCGAGAGCCGGATCAGGACGCACCGGAGGCGCACGCAACACCCACCCCACGGTGAAGCCCTTGTCCCTCATGCGCTGGCTCATACGTCTCGTGACGCCCCCCGGAGGGGTGGTGCTCGATCCGTTCTTAGGGTCAGGGACCACGGCGATGGCCTGTATCCCTGAGCACTGTGGCTACATCGGCATCGAGAAAGAAAAAGAGTCGTTTATCATCGCAGAGCATCGCATTGCGGGTATGATGCAACGACAGGCCCTGAAGAAGCTGATCGTGAGACGCACAGAAGAAGACGTGCCCTTGCCCTTCTAATGCTCAAATTCGCGCAGCCCAAAGCGCCTCCCCCCACCCCTGAGCAACACCTCCATCAGGTCAATGCGCGAGCCTATGCTTACTTTGAACAGTTCTTAGGTAAGGACGAAGCTCTTAAGATCTGGAAAACCGGCCAGAAGATTGCCGATCCGCAAGAACGCGCCCTGTTCTACGCCAAGAGCGTGGTGCATGTCGAGGAAGCCCTACGCGGCACGCCTTCCACGCAACTCCAAGACTACGCCCAGTACAAGTGGAAGCCCGTAGGCATTCGAGAATTCATCTGTAGTCCGAGATACCTGAACAAAGCCGCCGAGATCTACCCGGGGGTCTTAGCCGCCGCAGAAGAACTGAACAACGGGTTCTATGTCGAAGCGATTATGACGGGCGGGATTGGCTCAGGGAAGACGACGCTCGCCTTGTACACGAACGCTTATCAGTTGTATCTGCTCTCGTGTCTGAGGAATCCCCACGGACAGTTCGGACTGGACCCAAGCTCCGAAATTCTCCTCGTCTTTCAGAGTATGACGCTCAACTTAGCCAAAGGTGTGGATTATCAGCGTTTTCGACACATGATTGAAGGCTCGCCCTATTTCAACAAGTATTACCCCTTCGATAAAAGCCTACATAGTCGGCTTGTGTTTCCGAATCGCGTTGAAGTCGTACCGGTCGCTGGTACTGAGACAGCGGCCATCGGCCAGAACGTCATGGGCGGGTTGATCGATGAATTGAACTACATGAGCGTGGTGGAGAAGTCGCGTGTAGCCGTGGATAAAGGCACGTATGACCAAGCGATCCTCCTCTACAACTCGATTGCACGAAGACGCAAGTCGCGGTTCATGGAAAACGGGAAGCTACCCGGTATACTCTGTCTGGTGTCTAGTAAGAAGTACCCCGGTCAGTTCACCGATCAGAAAGTGGCTGAAGCTGAGAAAGACCCCACCATTTTTGTATACGATAAGCGCGTCTGGGATATCAAGCCGGAGGACTTCGGGAACCGAGGCTGGTTCGCGGTCTTCGTGGGGGATCTCACCCGGAAGCCGCGTTTCATAGAGAAAGGGGAACCGGTTAATGATGACATGCGAGCCTTGTGTGTCGCGGTCCCCAATGAGTTTCGACAGGAATTCGAAAAAGACATCATCAACGCCCTGAGAGAGATCGCCGGGGTGAGCACTTTAGCTAGACACCCCTTCTTCTTAGAGGTGGAAAAGGTCCACTACGCCTTTAAGCCCCGAGAATCGATCTTCTCTCAACCGGTGGTGGACTTCGTAGAGACACGTCTCACACTTCTTAAGAAGAATTTCTGGAATCCTGATATCCCGAGGTTCGCTCATTGTGACCTTGCTCTATCAGGGGATTCGGCGGGCCTCTGCATCGGGACCGTTTCAGGCTTTAAGAGCGTATCGAGCGATCCCATTCAGCCCGCTTACATGCCCGAGGTGTGGATCGATGGTGTGTTAGAGATCCGTCCTCCAAAGAACTGCGAGATCTTACTCGGCAAGATCCGCGAAGTCATCATCGTCCTGAAGAAGATGGGCCTGAACATTGTCTGGTGTACATTCGATCAATTCCAGTCCGCAGACAGTCAGCAAATTCTGCGGCAACAGGGATTGATTACCGGACATCAGAGTATGGACACGTTGCCCTGTCCACCCTATGACTTTACCAAGACAGCGGTGTATGAAGCGCGGTTGAACGTCCCCACCCACCCGAAGCTCCATCGCGAAATTCTCACGCTGGAAAAAGACGTGAAGACCGGG